TCTTGGTAACATGTTTAGTTCTCATTGGCAAACTACAAGTAATCCAACGACACCTGCAAGAAACAATTGGACAGGGATTGCTCGCACATCGGAGTTTGAACTTCTGTACGCTTGCATGAAAGGCGGATTGACCGCAGGATTGGATTCTCTTGGATTCACAGATTTGCACGACGAGTTATTTGCAGGAAACATCTGAGTAAAGATTGTTCTTGACACGACATCGTTTTGTGGTATAATCTGACATAGATAGATCAGACTTCACATGTTGAACTTTACATCAATCCGTTTTAAGAACTTCTTGTCTTACGGCAACTACTTCACGAAGATCCCTCTCGATAAGTCAGAGATGGTTTTGATCTGTGGGGGGAACGGCGTGGGGAAGTCAACTTTTCTCGATGCGTTGACTTTTTGCCTCTTCGGCAAAGCGTTCCGTAATATCAACATTCCACAACTACCAAACAGCATAAATGTCAAAGACTGTGTGGTCGAGTGTGAGTTCCATATTGGATTGACCAAGTATGTTATTCGTCGCGGACTAAATCCAAAGATATTTGAGATCATCAAAGATGGAGTCCTGCTGAATCAAGACTCCAAGAGCAAGGACTATCAACGGACGCTAGAGGAGCAAATTCTCAAGATGTCCTACAAGACATTTTGCCAAGTGGTGATCCTTGGGTCAACAAACTATATTCCGTTCATGCGCCTGACGGCAGCAGACCGAAGAACCGTGGTGGAATCTCTACTAGACATTGGAGTGTTCTCTTCAATGAATACTATCCTCAAGGAACGAGTTTCTTCTAACAAAGATGAGATTAGAACTTCTGAGACAGGAATTGAGATCCTCACCAACAAGACGGACACTCAACGAAAGTATCTTGCTGCCCTTGAGGAGAAGAGTCAAAGTTCCTTTGACGAAATTACAGATGAAATTACGAAGACAGTTCAAATCAAAGATGAGTTGGCTGCTCATGTTGTTAAAGGGAGTAACACTCTCCACATCTTGAATAACAAGCGAGAGGTCAAGCGTAAGGCAGATCAAACAATTCAAGATTTGAAGAAGATTCAAACTACACTCATCAAGAAGAGACAAGTAATAGAATCTGACATGTTAAATCTCACCAATGGAATATTTCAATGCCCATCATGTGGTCAAGCATTGACAGAAGAGCATCGTCAAACCGAACTAAGCGGCAAGAGGAACAAGCAATCAGAGATTATCCTAGCCCTTCAAGACATCGAGGTGCGGATAGCAAAGGCGGTGCAAGGAATCGCTGTGTCATGGCTTGAAAATGCAGACGCGAATTACGAGACTTTTTTTAACACACTCAACGACCAAAGACAAAAGTTGGCTGTAGCCGAAAAGATGATTGATCGACTATCATCTGAAGCGGCAAAAGTCAAGAAGTCTCGGGATTCACTTCTAGCAGAACAAGAATCCCTTGAAGAGTTAGAGAACAACTGTGATGAAGCAAAGAAATTGTTGGATGGGCGGCGTGAGGATCAGAAGATGTTTAGTGCGGCTCAGTCCATCCTAAAGGATACGGGCATAAAGACCCGCATCATCAAGCACTACCTGCCTATCATGAACAAGTTGATCAACCACTACTTGTCATCAATGGGGTTCTTCGTTCAATTCAATCTTGACGAGAATTTTGATGAAAGTATCAAGTCTCGCCATAGAGATGATTTCACCTACGCTTCCTTTAGCGAAGGGGAAAAGATGCGAATTGATTTGTCTTTGTTGCTTGCATGGCGTGAGGTAGCCCGTCTCAAGAATAGCACCAACTGCAACCTCCTGATATTAGATGAGGTATTTGACTCAAGTCTAGATGCAGGAGGAACGGATGAGGTAATGAAACTCATCCGTGGGTTGGGTAAACGATGTAATGTGTTTGTCATTTCACACAAAACAGATCAACTAATCGACAAGTTCCCCGACATCATGACTTTTGAAAAGAAGAGTAACTTTAGCAGGATAATAAAATGAAGCACTACTTTCTACGCAACAAATTCGTCAAGGCATGGCAGTACGCAGACGCAATGACATCTAGGTGGATAGGAGGTACGGTTTCGGAGGAGATTAAAGACATCCGCAGCATCTCCTGCCACGGTTCAACGGAACTCAATATCCCTCCCTGTGAGTTCAGAGTAGACAGCAAGAACTATCCTAAATCACATTATTGTGGGGCGTGTAATTGTGGAGATTTTCAGACTACTCAACTGACCAACCTAGACAAAGACCACTATTCAAAATTAGACTACCCGCGAGTCACATGCCCAAAAGAGATGCCTGGGTTCACCAATTTCGTTCCTCTAAAGATTCCTAACAGATTTGAAAGAAAAGGCTTGATTGAAGAGATTTTTGGTGTACAATACCTTTCTGAGTTGAACACGAATAAGGAGACAGAGAAGTGAGCCGCAATTGGAATGACCATGACTTCGACAGTTTTGACAAGAAACGAAACACAGCAAAGGGTCGAAAGTCTGACCGTCGAGAAAAAAGACATGACAGTAAAACCCACCTCCGTGACCTGAAAGACATGGCTAATGGTGGGGAAGACATTGAAGTAGATGAAATAATCCGTGACCTTGAGACTGAGGAATAAACACTATGAAAATCAGCAAAAAAACATTCGACATCTTCAAGAACTTTTCAAACATTCGTTCTAGCATTCTCATCGAACGAGGGAATGTCATCCGAACAGTATCTTCTGCAAAGAACATCATGGCAGAAGCCAAGGTTGAAGAAGACTTCAGCAAGCAGTTTGCTATCTTTGATCTTGGTAAGTTTATCGCGACAACAAGTTTGTTTGCGAATCCTGAATACCAATTCAACGACAAGAGCGTCACGATCAAATCTCCAAACGGTAGTTCGGTGAACTACTTTTATGCTGAAGAGAAGTTGGTTGAGAAGTTCACAAAGACCATCAAGATGCCGCCCACCACGGTGACATTTAATCTATCCGCACCGCAAATTGCGGAAATCATCAAGGCTTCTTCGGTTCTACAACTCGATACAATATGCATCCGTCCAACGGAAAGCGATGAGATCGAAGTAATCTCGTTTGACCGCAAGGTTGGGTTGAACTCTTCATCGAACAATTTTAGCATGGTACTCACAGAGAGAACTATCAATAAGTTCAGTATTCTTATGGACATCGAATTGCTGAAGATGTTGACCGATGACTACACCGTTGAGGTTGGTGGAACTAGCGTTGCTAAGTTCACCGCGAAGAACAATCAGATTACCTATTGGATCGCTCTCCGATCAGAATCCACAAACAAGGCTTAACACCAATGCTCACCACAGATGAATATCTTTGGAGTGAAAAGTATCGACCACAACGGATTGCGGATTGTGTGTTGACAGACGATATCAGAAAGACTTTTGCCGACACCATTGAAAAGGGGCAGATTCAAAACCTGCTCCTTTCGGGTGGTGCGGGGGTTGGCAAGACTACAGTTGCCAAGGCATTGTGTGATGAACTCAATTGTGATTGGATACTAATCAATTGTTCCGAAGACGGGAACATTGATACCCTCAGAACTCGTATTCGTGAGTTTGCTAGTTCGGTTTCGTTTACGGGAGGCAATAAGGTTGTCATTCTCGACGAGTTTGACTATTCAAACCCTCAGAGTTTTCAACCCGCGCTCCGTGGGTTCATGGAAGAGTTCAGCAAGAATTGTCGATTCATTCTCACTTGTAACTACAAGAATCGAATCATTGCCCCGCTACACTCACGATGTACGGTCATTGACTTCCGTATCCCATCAGACGAGAAGCCAAAGATGGCTAGTCAGATCCTCAAGAGAATCCGCGCTATATTGGACTCAGAGGGAATCGGATATGAGCCAAAGGTACTTGCAGAATTAGTGAAGCGTAGATTCCCTGATTTTCGGAAACTGATTAATGACTTACAGAAGTATGCTCTTGGTGGTCAGATTGATGTGGGAATTCTAGGAACGACTGCATCGGACAAGATTCAAGATCTTGTCTCCTCCATGAAGAAGAAGGAATTCGGTTCTATCCGCAAGTGGGTGGCAAACAACATTGACAACGACCATGTGGGGCTGTTCCGTTCGGTCTACGATGCCATCTACGACACTCTAGAACCCCAATCTATCCCACAGGCTATCTTGACCCTTGCTGAGTATCAGTACAAGGCAGCGTTTGTCGCAGACCAAGAGATTAATACGATGGCTTGCCTTAGCGAACTCATGGTTTCCTGTGAGTTCAAGAAATGAACGATACGCCATTTGACTTTTTGAACAGCATCAACACGACCAAGGTCAACCTTGTTCGGGATGAGGGGCGGGGGGCTTCTGAGTATGCACCATATCTCATGAACAAGGGATTGTCTCAGTTCCCCGACACGATCATGTTTGCCAACGAAATGAACCTCCGATGTCATATGGATAAGCAGATGCAGTATGAGTTTTTACTACATTCTGTTCGCCCCCGAAAGCGGATGTCTAAGTGGGCAAAGAAGGATGAGGCTGAGTTGGTGCAGACTATTGTCGATCTTTTCGGGTGTTCTGTACGAAAAGCCGAAGAGTTGAGAGACACCTTGGGGGAGAAAATTGTCAAAGAAATCCTCGTCAGGGGTAAGAAAATGCATGGCGGTGTCCAAAATCCTAAATAATCAGGTTATTATCTATAATGCTGATTGATTGAAGGGATTACAATGGACAAAAGAATACTGACACTCAAGATAGAAGATTTGCTTGAGATTACTCTGAAGGCAGACGACGACTTCCTGAAGGTACGAGAAACCCTGACACGGATCGGGGTTTCTTCTAAAAAAGAAAACAAACTATATCAAAGTTGCCATATCCTCCATAAGCGAGGTAAGTTTTACATAGTTCACTTTAAGGAATTGTTTGCCCTTGATGGGCTTCCAACAGACTTGGATGACACCGATATCGGTAGACGAAACACTATCGCAACTTTGCTTGAGGAGTGGGGTCTTGTCGGATTGGTGGACGCAAAGAAGGCTAGTGAGCCTATTGTGTCTCTAGCGCAGATGAAAATAATCCCATTCAAAGAAAAGCAGAATTGGGAACTTTGTCCGAAGTATCACATCGGGAAGAAGCGATAGTCGCCTACATAAGAGGTGATCTGACCTCTAACTTTGGAATTCTATACTATGAACAATAAACCGTATGTTATCTTGACAATGATTGTGAAGAACGAATCTCACATCATTCACGAATGTATGGAGAGTGCTTACAAGTACATTGATGCGTACTGTATCTGCGACACAGGATCCACTGACAACACCAAGGAAATCATCAAGACTTTCTTTGATGCCAAGGGGATTCCAGGAATCATCCACGACCATGAATGGAAGAACTTCGGTCACAACCGAACTCTTTCGTTTCGTGCAGCAGAACAAGTCGCTGTTCCTGATGGTCGCCCCGCCTATTCGTGGGTCATTGACGCAGATGATTACCTAGAAGGTGAACTGATCCTCCCACAAACGGGAGAGATTGACAGTTACGCTCTGAGAATCAAGAGGGGATCATTCTTTTGGTGGCGCAACCAAATATTCAATTTGTCATGTGGGTGGGAGTACAAGGGAGTTCTGCATGAGTATGCTCATTGCCAAAAGCCTAATCCCCGTGTCATTAAGTTGGAAGGTGGTTACAATATCGCTGCCCGTACTGTAGGAGGAGCGAGAAATGTTGGCATCACTCCTACGGAGAAGTACAGTAGAGATGCAGTAATCCTTGAGGAGGCGATGAAGGAAGATCCCGCCAACACACGACATCAATTCTACCTTGCTCAATCATATTTTGACTCCCAACAATGGGATGCATCAGACGCAGCCTATCGCAAGCGTGTCGAGATGGGTGGTTGGGAAGAAGAGATCTTCTATTCACTCTATCGCATTGCGATGATCGCGGCGATTACAAACAAGACTTTTGGTGAGATCAAAGAGAAGTTTCTCATGGCGTGGAACTTCCGACCAATTAGAGCAGAGCCACTTTATCAAATTGCCAAGATGTACCGCATGGTGAATCAGCCGCGATTGGCGTACCTTCATGCTGTAATGGCTAAGTCAATGCCTTATCCAAAGTTTGACATTCTCTTCATTGACGAAGATGTTTACACATGGCAATGTGACGATGAGATTGCATCAACAGCGTTCTATCTACACAAGTACGATGAGGGTATTGCCTCATGCAATATGCTGCTCGCTAGTTCAAAATACCCCGATACCGAACGCCCTCGTATGGAGTCTAACCTTAAACTCTACGCACAGAAGATGCATGAGGCGGGGGGTATGGTACAAGCCATGCGTTCGATGGAGCAGGGTGGTTCACCGCAGCCACAGGTTCCTATCACAGTTGTCCCTACTTCCGATGATGCGACGAAGCGAAAGCATCTCGATCAGTTGCTCAACCGCAACAAGAACAAAAAGAAGAAGACCCGCCGTTAATTATGCTAACGATTTACAAATGCAACCCAAATGCAACTATACCTACATTTGCCACAGAACAATCAGCGTGTTTTGATCTGAGTGCTTGTCTGATGGGGGTCGAGAAGATAAAGTGCTACACTCGCATGAACGAGCCACTAGAACTTTATTGTACTGACAGAGTGGAGATTCCTGCTGAGTTTCGGGTTCTGATCCCAACAGGGCTGATCTTCAGTATCCCAAACGGGCATTCGGTGCGCGTTCATCCACGATCTGGAATTTCTTTCAAGATTGGGCTTGTAACTCAGAACTGTGAGGGTATAATAGACAGCGACTATACCGACGAGTGCTTCATCCTACTCAAGAACGATTCCCTTTCTCGCATAACAATAACACATGGAATGCGGATCGCTCAAGCAGAGATGGTGAAGACTATGCGATACAGCATAACGGAAGAATTGCATAAACCACAACAACGAACCACTCGCATCGGCGGGTTTGGTAGTACAGGTGTTTGAATTTTACAGAATGGAACCTAATGCCACAAGAATGCACAAAGCGTAACGAACTGTTTGCTATGCACCATCAATTGTCGAAGAAAGCATACGACATCATGGTGACCAAAAATAACGATTACGCTTCAGGGGATGACCCCTACGCGAACTTCCGCAAGGGAGAAATCTTTGGGCTTTGCTCAACAGAGGCGGGAATTTTATTGCGAGTTACCGATAAAATTTCTCGTCTTGCCACCTTCGCAAAGGACGGAAAACTCATGGTTGATAACGAGGGATACGAGGATGCAGTCCTCGATGTGATCAACTACATGATCCTGTTCTACGGTTATCAGTTCGACAAGAAGATGGAGAAGGAATACAAGAACAGCCTTTTCAATTGCACAACGAGGGAACTCTCATGAGTAATGTTCGACCAATAGGAAAAATGTTGAAACTCAAGCCACTCTTTGGTGGGCAGAAGGTGACCGAACAGGGCATCATCTACAACGAAACCACTTCTAAGTCAAGGTTGATTTGGGCTGAGGTTGTTGCCATTGGAGATAAGTTGACTGAAGATATCAAGGTTGGCGACAAGGTTTGTTGGGATCTCACCGCTAAGTTCACTAAGCATCACAGCGGAGAATTCGACATCATCAGTCAAGATGCTATCGCAATGGTTCTTCGAGACTAATATGAACGACTTTTCTCCTTTCGGGCGCAACATGTTCGGTGAGAACATTGTTGAAGAAACCCAATCCAAGGTTTCTCGTAAGTTTATCGTGCCTCCATTCACAATCTTGTCTGCCCGAGACGGTTCTTGGCAGAAGCGGAAAAGGGCATGGATTGACCGAGGAATCAAGGGGGAACTTGGTAGAGAGGATAAACTTCTCTACGGCGATAAAGTAGACTCTATTGACTACTATCGTCAGAAGGAAGGCGAAGTAGTTGACTCCATTGAAAGCAACACATCGGTATTTGATCCTGTGTTGTGTGAGTTGGCGTATCAGTGGTTCACCAAAGAAAACGATCAGATTGTTGATCCCTTTGCGGGTGGAATGGTTCGCGGGGTTGTCGCCTCATACCTCAATCGAAATTATTGGGGTTGTGATTTGAGTAAACCACAGATTAAATCCAATCGAGAACAGGCTTCAGTACTAGAAGAACTCAGCACTCCGATTGTGTGGGTGAATGGAGATTCTGCTAATGAATTGAAATCAAGCCCCGATTCTGATTTCATCTTTAGTTGTCCTCCATATGGTGATCTCGAACAGTATTCAGAAGATCCACGCGACTTGTCCACAATGAGCAACGATTCATTTCTGACTTCCTATAGGAACATCATTCATCTTGCCTGTACTCGTTTACGAATGGATAGGTTTGCCTGTTTCGTTGTAGGAGATTATCGTTGCCCCAAGGGATTCTATCGAAACTTTGTTGGGCAAACAGTAAACGCATTTGAGGATGCGGGGGTACGCTTCTACAACGAGGCAATTCTTGTTACCCCTGTTGCCTCTGCTGCGATGCGAGTGACACAGCAGTTTGAAGCATCAAGAAAGTTTGCAAAAACTCATCAGAATGTTCTTGTGTTTTGTAAGGGTGACCCCAAACGAGCAACTCAAAGACTCTCACAATAATGAGTAAGAAATCTGCCCTTGATATCATTGAACGCGCCAAGAACTACAACAAGGATCATTGTTGGCAGTATGACATTCGTGTCAACAACCTTCAAGAAGATATTGTTGAAAGTGGTATTGATCCTGAGCAAATCAAATCCATTAAAGTAACTGATATCTACTTTAAGCCTTTGACAGAATGCAGAGATCGACAAGAGGCTACGGAATTCATTCACCGACATGAGTGGTTGGGGACTCTGTCTCAGTTTACAACACATTGGTTTGGTGCATTCTATCACGACCCAAACCAATGGATGATTGGAAGAGAAGTAATGGTGGGGGTTGTCCTTATGAATATGCCCAATGCATTTTCAAAATTACTAGGAGATGATACTCAAACCATCGAGCGACTGATCAGTCGCGGTGCTTGTATATCGTGGAGTCCAAAGAATCTTGCTAGTTCCTTTCTTATGTGGTCAATTCAATGGATGGTAAAGAACACACCATATAGATTGTTTACTGCATACTCCGATCCAACTGCTAAGGAGATCGGAACCATATATCAGGCTTGCAACTTCTACTATTTGGGGAAGAACTCAGGAACAACTACTCGATACATTAATCCATATACAGGTAGGATTGTATCTGACCGTTTCTTTAGAGTTCGCAGTGCATACAAGAAGTATGCTGTGGAACTTGGAATCACATGGGACAAGAGTTGGAACAATGACCAAAAAATGCTATGGGAAAATATACCCCCTACCATCGAAAAAAGGCTTAGAGACTTTAGTAAGAAAAAGCAATCTCAGTCAGTTCCTGTTGACTTTCCCTCAAAACACAAGTATGCTTATGTACTTGGTGCTACCAAGGCAGAAACTAAAAAACTTCGAAAGAAGTTTGTAGAGCGAAACAAAACGCCAGAATACCCAAAGCAAAGAGGCATATGAAGCAGTTTTACACTAGCGTTATGATTCGTGGGAATAAAATCCTGCATCGTGGTTATAAAAATGGAAATCAGTTTAGTGAAGAAACAAATTTTGAACCGTCACTCTTCATACAGAGCCAAAAGCCATCAGTATGGAAGACCTTAGACGGAAAGAATGTGGAGCCTGTTGTGTTCGATTCAATCGACTCAGCAAGAGAGTTCACTACAAAATACGATAAGGTGCAGGGGTTCCCTATCTACGGGAATACTGATTACATCTATCAGTTCATTGCTGAAAAGTATTCCACAGATATTGACTATGATATCTCAGCAATCCGTATTGCCTACATCGACATCGAAACGGAATCCGAAGGTGGCTTCCCAAACATCGAAACCGCCAATGAGCGGATAAATGTCATTAGCATGATGGTCAATGACAATATGATTGTGTTTGCGTTGGGGGTCGTTGATCTCACGCAGATGCCAAAGGACGCTGATGTTCGTCTCTATGACAGCGAAGAGATGATGCTCAACGACTTCCTAGATGAGTGGAAGAAGCAAGCAGTAGATATCATCACGGGGTGGAATGTTCAGTTCTTTGATATTCCCTATATCATCAATCGGTACAAGGCTGTGTTTGGAGACAACAGAGCCTTCAAGTTTTCCCCGTGGGGTAAACTGAAGGAACGCAAGGTCAAGATCATGGATCGCGAGCAACAGACCTACGAGATTGTTGGGATCAACACTATTGATTACTTCGATCTCTACAAGAAGTTCACTTATGTTACCCGCGAGTCCTACAAACTTGACCACATTGCACAGGTAGAACTTGGAGAGAAGAAGGTTTCGTTTGGCGAACACGACAATTTTTCAGACTTCTATACAAAAGACTTTACCAAGTTTGTTCAATATAACATTCAAGACACTCGCTTAGTGGCGAAACTAGAAGCCAAGTTGCGGCTGATGGAACTCGCGGTGTCGTTAGCATACACCGCTAAAGTCAATCTAAACGATGTTTTCTCTCAGGTTCGAACTTGGGAACAGATCATCTATCATCATCTCCACCAAAAGAAGATCGTTATCCCACCAAAGAAATTTGAGAAAAAGGACACGATGTTTGTTGGTGCGTATGTGAAGGAACCAAAGCCAGGAGCATACAAGTGGGTGGCATCTTTAGACGCAGATTCTTTGTATCCTATGATTCTATCTCAATACAATATCTCCCCTGAGACAAAGGTAAATAGAAAATACCTCACCGAAATGCTGAAAACCATAGAATCATAGAAAGAGGGGTTCTTGAGTGAGTGCGGATATATATATCTTAGGAGGTGTGTATGCCCAAGAAAACATTTTATATTCATAGGGAAGATTTAGACAGACTATTTATTTGTAAGAATTTGAGTAGAAAAGAAGTTGCCGAATATTATGGATGTTCTGCCGTTTTAATTAAAAAGAAATGTCAAGAGTTTGGTATAAAAAAGTCAAAATTGCTTGAAAATAAAAATAAAGAACGAAAAGTAAATATAAACTGTCAATGGTGCGATAACGAATTTGAAGTTGTTCGTTTCAGAGCAACTAACCATAAATGGATGTCTAAATTTTGTTCCTCGGAATGCTCTGCTAATAGTCGCTATCTAGGAGCAGGACACAAAAGGGCTGTGTTAAACGCAAATGGAGCAAGGCGTAGAGCATATTTTAATAACGCACTAGACATTTCATCAAACGGAGATAATATCAAAGAGTTTTATGTTCGTGCAAAGAATATGACAAAAGAAAGCGGAATACCCCATGAAGTAGATCACATTGTTCCGATATCAAAGGGTGGGAAGCATCACGAAAGTAATTTACAAATACTCACACAGACAGAAAACAGAAGAAAGCACAACAAATATGACCAAAAAACAAGCAATAAAACTGCTTCTTGACCAAATGGAGGGGGACAAGATTGCCAACTTCAATCAAAATAATGACTTATTGAAGGATATTGATGTAAATATCATAGAGGCTTGTAGAATTTTGGGATTTTCGTTGTGTGCTAACGGTACTATGTACAGGGCTGACATTCGTGGATTCATACCAACCCTGATGGATAAGATGTATGATGAGCGTAAGAAGTTCAAGCAACTCATGTTGAAAACTAAGGCAGAGTTGAAGAAACTACCCGAAAACTCGCCTAATGAAATAAAGAAGAATCTGAACCTGCTTATTTCTAAGTACCACAACTTCCAATTAGGAAGAAAAATTCAACTTAACGCAATGTTTGGTAGTTGCGGTAACCAATGGTTTCGATATTACGACATTGATATTGCCGAAGCGATTACCACATCAGGTCAGTTGTCCATTCGATGGATTGAGGCAGGTATCAATGAGTACATGAATAAGGTTGTTAGCACTACAGGGGTAGACTATGTGATTGCTAGTGACACGGATTCCATATATCTCCACCTCGATCCTTTGG